GAGCCTAACAAAGTATTCTGGGACACTCTGCTCAGAATTGGAGAAGATTTAAGTGATGAAGAAACAAAAGCAAAAGCTACTGTTGTCAGCGACAGCCGCACTCTTAGTCAGCGGTTCCGCAGTACACGCAGAGTCATACCAACCCCCGTCATACAGTCAGACAGGGGCACAGAAGATAACGGAACTAAAGGGAACGATTGACATCATCAACAACAGGTTACTTGCAAGTGGTCAGTTGCGTAATGGTGCTGTCGGATACGCAACAGTAGGTCGTGTGGTCATCGACGATGCACTTGATGGCGGTAAGATAACAACAGCACAGTTCATCGCATACGAGGCGGCCTTAGACAAAGTAGTTGCACACGACTACGCTACAGCACAAGATGCCAAACAGTTGTTCACCCAAGAACACACAGCGGCAATGAACCAGCTGACACTAGCTGTTGACCTACTGACATCAGCAACATCTATATTGGCTACAGCAACAACAGTATCCGCAGTCGCGGCTGAAGCTGACACGAAGCCAGAACAGGTAGCACTACAAGGTATGCTACAGACAGACGAGTATTCCATACAGGCGTCTGAAGTTGCTACATACAATGATGCAGTCGATAACGTCGAGAAGTACGCACAGCAAGCTGGTGCATTTATGGCGGCGGCAAATAACACTGATCTAACAGCGTCTATAGACAGCTATACAGCTACTAATAATCTAGTCGCTGGTAACTACACAGCTATCACGTACACGCAGAATGTCGATGAGTTTGTCATCACATGGTCTGGCAATGGCACTGGTTGGTCTGGTTATCTAACAGATGACATGAAGGATGCTACAGCCATCTATGGTGCAAATACCTACATGCAACAGCACGGCACACCAATCAAGGACATGTAAACAATGGAAGACACTGAGCTAAAAGTAGGCGGCTTCAGCTTTAAAGGCTGGTACATAGCCGTCCTACTACCAATACTGTCTGCACTAAGTGGCGGTATTTATTATGGGTATGACACCCTCAATCGCTTCTATGACGTGGAAGCTGGAATTGATCTTGTGACGACTGAAGCTGACATGTTCAACGTCAGAGCTACAGACTTCAACTCACGCATACAAGCACTAGAACAGGCGGTAGCAGACAATGATGTACGTGGTCTTAACACGAGGTTATCAACGATTAGTACGCAGATGCAAACGATCTTGGAACAACAGAAAGACTTGTTGGACTTACGCAGTCAGGTTGAGAGATCGACTGGCATCACTGATACTCTGGGTGATAAACTTGACGAATACCAAGTTGAAATAGACGACATTTGGAAGGCTTACGATAGCCTCGCCAACAATCCACTAAACTAAGGATTACATACATGACAGAGTTTGAAAAAGCAGATGTTGATGGCAGTGGTGCTATAGACAAAACCGAATGGGACAAGCTGTTACTCGATGACAAGAGAATGCAAATTGAAGATGAAAACAGTAAAAGAGATCAACAGCGTAAGATGGTGTGGTTCTCATTAGCTGGACTATTGCTTTACCCAGTGATGATCATTGGTTGTAACGTAGTTGGGCAAACAGTAGCCTCTGAAAACCTCACAGCTATCGCCCCTACTTACTGCATAGCAGTTGTCGGTATAGTAACAGCGTTTTTTGGTTTTACTAACATCAAAAAGAAGGATGATTACTAATGCTAGGACTAGGATTATTAGGCAAGGTAGCTGACTTAGCTGGTGCAGTCATAGATTCAAAGACTGTCGTTAAGAAGGCTGAAGCCGAAACTAAGATGAAGATTGCTACTGGTGAGATCAGCTGGGAACAAGCGGCTATCAAAGCTAGTGACAACAGCTGGAAAGACGAGGCGTGGACTGTATGCTTCATAGCCATTGTCACTTGCTCGTTTGTTCCACCTCTACAGCCATACATGAAGGAAGGCTTTGCCAACCTAGAGGCCGCTCCACAGTGGTTTCAATGGTCACTGTATGCGTCTATTGCCGCCAGCTTTGGCGTAAGAACCATGAAAGGCTTTAAGAAATGAAGAGTAACTTTGATAAGTGCCTAGAGATGCTTTTGGCTCACGAAGGGGGCTTCACGGCAGATAAACGTGACAAAGGTAACGCTGGAGATGGACATGGGAACCAAGGCTCAACTATGCTTGGTGTCACCTCAAGGGTCTACGCTGACTGGACTGGAGAGCCAGCACCAATAGAAGTCATGAAGGCACTTACGCCTGATGATGTAGCCCCCATCTACCGCAAGAACTACGCTGATCCTATTCGCTTTGACTCACTTCCATCGGGCTTAGACTGGGCAGTTCTGGACTGGTGTGTGAATTCTGGAAAAAGTAGACCATCTAAAGCAGTACAAAGAGCAGTAGGTGCTACTCAAGATGGAGCTATAGGTAATCAGACATTAGGTCTAATAATGGAGAAAGACCCTAAGTTCATAATAGACTACGTCTACACAGTCAGACAAGCCTTCTATGAAGGACTAGACGACTACAAACACTTTGGTAGAGGATGGAGCAGAAGAAACACTGAGACACTCCATCAGGCTATGAAAATGGTAGAAGAATAACAAAAAACACAGATCGCCCGACTTTTGGTAACGATCTGTGTTTTTTGGAATCAAGTTGATACACCAGTATTTACATCTTATTTAAGATAGTGCATATTACCTTCGTTACTTAGGTAACAACGGAGTGCAGTAGCTAGACATCCTTGAGATGACTTCCCTGCACTCCACCCAACTTACTTACATAAACGCCATCATGTGCATCTAAAGATGCTAATAGGTCTAATAGTTGTTTGTAGTTGATTGCAAGAAGCTGAAACTCGTTGAGTTCATCAGAGAACTGCCTGACAAACACTGTGCCATCGTCCTCAAGATACATCTCTACATCATCAAACTTTCCATCAGGGTCTATAGATACAACTTTAACATAGTCAGACTCTATTTCGACTGTGAACATGAGAAATACTTATCCCCCTGCTCTATTGGTACTTCTACTGTCATCCGCCGCATCCCACATTGTGGGCATTGCCTATGTCTGCGTTTCGAGGGGTAGCCATATTTAAAATGGGGGATGGTCTCAATAACTTTAGTCTTCACCACGCACTTAGGACAATGGGTTACACTATCTTTCATTAGTTACTCTCTTTCCTCACCAAATGACGCTGGGCGTTCATCTTACCGCCTATAGCACCTGTTTCTCTGCGTGCTTGTTGTGCTTCCCATTGGGAACCAGCGTGGTAGGTTCTCATTTTGAATGTCTCACGCATCCCTTTGTTTTCTGCGTCTGCCACAGACTCGTGCTGTATCCTTAACAGGTCTTCTCTGTTCATTTGTATCTCCTTAATTAGTACATTACCTCGTAGCCAATGGTGGCTCCGACTTTCACATTGCCATTGATTTTCTCAAGGGCTGGGGCGACAAACAAAGCCTTATTGTTGTCTATGTTTATCCCCAGTCTCACAAACGGAAGTGTCTCCAAATAACCACCAACCACACCATACTCAAAGTAGCCAAGATCACTTGACCACCTTGATCCTATGTATGGACTGATGTTGTTTTCGCTGTTGTAATAAAGCCCAGCTATGAAGCGGCTTTGGTACAGCCTGATGTGCGGATGGAACTCATTGTAAGAGCCATCCAGACCCATGTGCAGACTTAGTGCAAACCCATAAAGAAAGTTCACTTTAGATGTCTACAAGTTCACAAGTCCCATCAGCACCAGTACACGCTAATGTCTGAGAGCCTTTGGTTGTGTCTTCAGTTTCGTAGTCTGACAGCTTAGACCAGTCGATTGCATCAGGCATGGCAAACAGTGCGACTTCATACTGTTCTTCATTGATGTCCTGATAAGGTGCTTGAGCATACGTGTGGTCAAACCTTGGTAGGAAGCTGACACCAGACATCTCATCGAAGTGCTTGTAGACAAACGCACCTACCTCTGCCCATTCGTCATCACCAACTGAAACAGTCACAGATGGCTTATGGCAAGTGTAGTGACGTTGGTACGTCAACCACATCTCCAGCTGTTCAATCGCTGTCATATCATGACGTGTGACTGAGCCTTCTGGAGATTTCGTTGGGAAGCTAAAGACAGTCGTTTGTTCTGGCTTCATTACACAAGGTTCTGATGTTACTCCTTGGTTTATGAGGAACTGAGTTAGTGGGTCTTTGTTGTCCCCACGGACAGTCCTGATATAGTAGTCAGAGTGCCTCGCATGTATTCCGCTACTGGAATTCGACAGCTGAGAAACCGTGCCACTAGGTTTTATGGCACAAACTGCGGCAGACTTATTGATACCTAATTGCTTTGCAAAGATTTCGTTAGTTTCTACAGCAAGACTACGCCACATCTTTAGTCTACCTATAAGGTTGTCTTCTTTACCATTGGTCAGAGCACAGTCCATGATGCCAGTCATACTCACACCAAGCAACGCCTCTTCCTCAGTGTTCTTTTTCCAACAGTCACGAAGGTAAGGGAAGTGAGTTAAGGTAGCTTGGATTGTACCTAAGATAGTAGCTAATCGTATCTTTTTAGATATGTCGTAGGTGCTATCTGTAGCACGGACGATTACTTCTGTAAGATTACAAAACTGACCACCAGTTCCAACGATGCCCCTAGTCTTTGTCTCACCATTATCAGTGTATTCCTCAAGTTTTTGGCTCCGCAACACTATCTCCGCGCATGGATTTGTCCCGAAGTCCCAACTGCTATCTCTAATACCCTCGCGCTGGGCTTTGTCTTTAGCCGCCTGTCGATTAAAGATACCACGTTCACCAGAACCAGAGGCCGCTAGTGACGCCCATTCCTTCATGAAGTCCACGCCGCTGGGCTTACCTTCGTATGCCACTGAGTTGTTCGCAAGTGCATGATGTGGGTTGTCGATGTACCATTCGCCAGACTTAGCTGTCCTCATATCGTCATCCGATAAGTCACTTAATGAGATCATTGCAGACCTACGCACACCACCCACGACGACGACTTCGCCAATTTTACACATGATGCTGTGGGCGTCTAATGGTGTCAGCTTGTCACCTTGCCTGCCCTTAAAGGTTTCAATGGTGTGCTCAAACAGTTCAACCAATGGTTCAGCACCAGATGCCCTACCACCAAAGGTTTCTAGTCTTTCACCAGCTGGTCTAACTGCCGACACATCCCACGTTGGTATTCTACCAGCGTATAGTTCAGACATTAGTTCTCTATAGCCAGCCGCCCAGCCCTCTTTGCTGTCTGCTACAGTAATTTCACAGACGCCTTCTTTAAGTGTAGGTATCGTTGGTAAACTTTTCACATACTTCTGCTCAACTGAGAAGCCTACGCCAGTGCCACACATCAAGATAAAGAGAACCTCATCAAAGCATCGAACATGGTCTATTGGTGTGAACGCACAATTGTATCCAGCTGTATTGTCGCGTGATAAAGCCTTACCACTTGTCATGAGTGCTCGCATGCTTGGGACTATCTGTAGACCCAGTATCGCTATTTCAATTTCTGCCGCAGTTTCACGGCTCACTTTCGGCCTTACAACATTGTCCATATAACGGCCTACTGTTTCAGTCCAAGTTTCACGTCTGCCCTCTTCGGGTATCCATCGAGCATATCTGCTGGTGTGGATGAATTGCTGGTAGTCTGTTGGTAATGAATTATTCATAATGTTTCTTCTTTTTCTTCAATGAGTTTGATAAGTCGATCTAAGTACCAACGGCACTTTTTGAGGTCTTCGACGGGTTTTTTCTTGTAAGGCCAACGCCACAGGTACTTGAAAGCATTCTGCCAAAGGTACGCATTGTGACCCCAAACTAGTGAGCCATCAGCCATCGCTTGCATAGCATCGATGCACTCGATTGAACCTGAGTTGTAATGGGGCGGTTTGTTAACGGCATCTATCTTGATGGTTTCCATAGTATCACCTCTCCCTTCTCATCGTCCCAGTCAGTACAACGCAAAATACGAGCCATACGAGCCTGTGTTAGCGCGTAGTCTGCTGTTAGGTTTTCTTTTTGATATTGCTTAACAACAGCGTCCCAAGTCGGGTGGTTGCCTAGTATCTTTTCGGCTGTCTTGATGCCTACTTTTGGACATCCACCGTAACCATCGGTCATGTCGCCCATGAGGGCTTGGATGAGGAAGTTCCTGTTGGCTTCCATGTCCGAGATTACCAGACGGTCATTGTCGGTAGGTCTATATAGACGACATGGGATAGTCTTCATGTCCTTGTCATCAGACACAATGATAGCCTCGGTGTTTGGCATAGAACCCATGATGCCCATGACGTCATCTGCCTCTAAGCAGTCCACCATAATGCTATCGTATTCTTCCATAGCCCACGCAACGAGGGCTTTGTATCCTACAGGCTTACGGACTTTCTTACGTCCACCTTTGTAAGTCTCAAGTACGTCTTTACGAAAGTTCTTTTGACCTGATATTGTGACTACCACATCTTCTACAACTAACTCTTTCTTGAAGGCATCTATTGTTGCTTTGAATAGTGCCTTTGCGGCCTTTAGGTCACTTGATAATGACCAAATGTCGTTACCCCAGTCTATCTCCTCTTCAACTGCAATAGCTGATCTAAAGAGGTATAGGTCTCCATCAATGAGTAATATGGGGCGAGTAAATGACTTCTTTAAGTGTTCTGCTGATTTCTTCATGTATATCCTGTCCATCAGGGGTCACGTACCAACGCTTACCCCAGCTATCCTCATCTATTTGGTTGGTTATGAAGCCTTCACTTGCGGCAATGGCAACGTGAAGTGCTCCAACTCTTGCGAAGTCTGATTTAACAGTGAATGGCTTACGCCAACTTCGGTCTATGATTACAAAGAGTAGTATTAAGTTCTCTAAGTAATCGTTCTTCTCAGTGAGTGTCAGCCCAAGTTCGCCCCACGGAATATTCTGCTTCTGTGGGGATGTTAAGTCCGAGAGCAACGCCAGCTTCTTGTGCCATTGCTCCAGCGATATATCCGACATCTTCGGCTATCTCCTTTGTTCTACAGGCAATCTGTATTTCATCGTGAATCCAGCCCATGATGAATACTTTGTCGCCATACTTTTCTTTGATTTTGTCATAGGTCATCATCACCCACTGCTTCGCCACGATTGCCCCAGCTGACTGGAGTAATTGCGAGAGACATCGGTGCTCTGACCTGACCCTTAGTTTACGCCCATCAAGAGCCTTAATGTGACCTCTTGATGCCGCTGTCTTTAGGTTCTTCTTTAAGGTAGCAAACGCTGGGACAGCCTTGTCGTAGTTGTCTTTAAGTTGCTTACCCTTCTTTGCACCACCGCCAGCAATAGCACCTATTAGCCTATCACCACCGCCATAGAGCGTAGCATAGACCCAAGTCTTCGCTAGGTTTCTAGTAGCTAGACCAGCCGCATGTTGGTTGTAGGTGTGTATGTCACCCTCAAGTATCTGCTTTGAATACTCGCCGCCATCATAGGGGTGAAGGTAGGAAGCTAAGAGCCTCAATTCGATTCCCGAAAGGTCTGTACCGCAGATATGCCAGCCCCGTGGTGCTGTGAACAACTCACGACACTCTTTGCCATAGGGTGAGCCAGAACTAGGCACTTGCTGTAGGTTAGGGGATGTCGCTGTGGCGCGACTTGAAACACATCCATTGCTATTTAGTCGGTGTCTTAGTTTACCATCAGCACTGACCTTCTTGAGCCATGCCCCAGCACCTTCAGCCAGCATACCGATCCGCTTCTGAATTAAGAAGAACTCAGCAAGCCTCTTAGCCTCTGGATACGGAAGATTAGCCAAGATGGTTTCGTCAATCTTAGCCTGACCATTAGGCGTGTAGTGCTTTGGTTTCCACTTGTACTTGTCTACCAGACATCTTTGGATGTGTACCCTTGACGCTGGGTTAAAGTAGATTGTCTTTGATTTAACAAACAGTTCACCTTTGACATACCCACGGGTCTTATTGTTTGACTTAGGGTAGAAGTCTTCGGTTACTTCCCAAGGTGGGAATAGTTCCTTTAAGTCTTCCTCAATGGCATGGCGTTTCTGTGCAAGTTCAGCATAGAGTTCACCAGCTTTCTTCTCATTGAAAGTCCAGCCGTTGCTACCAATCTCACGACAGATAGAAGCCATACGATGCTCAAGGTCGATAGACTTCTGAGTAGGCTCAGTCTTCATCAACTTCTTGTAAAGCGTATCAGTCACTTTAGTATCTTGAACACAGTATGAAAGCATAGTTTCACTGTAGGCTTCCCAGCCGCCATCGTAGTCATCCTTGAAGTCACCAAGGCGAAGACCCCAAGCCTTGAGGCTATGGCTTCCCCAT